ACGAGCCATGGACCTTCCAGAACAAGAATGGCTTTTCTTTGAGGCGGTAGGACGCGCCTTCGGTCAATGGCAGCACGTTGAAATGCAATTGTTCCGTGTTTATGCCCGACTTGTTAAGCCTAACAAATGCTGAAGTCGCATCAGCCGCCTTTCATTCGGTAACAAACTTCAATGTGCGCCTCGGTATGACCAACGCCGCCGCGCATGTGGCATTGGCTGGAGATCCAGTGTTCGCCATTTGGAACCCGCTTTACAATCGGCCAGGCAGACAAGCGAAGGGGCGAAATGAACTGGCCCATTTTGCCGTTGTCTACGGCGTGAACCCACCAATAACGTCCGAGTTCGGGCCGTTTCTCCAGCCCAGCATTTTCAATGTGGCGGAGCGTGAAACGGCCAAAGAGAAGCGAATAGATGCCAATAGGATCAGAGATGCGGGGAACTCGTTCACGCGGCTGGCCGACGACCCAAGGGCCTTCGCGGATGGCCTGCCCCAGAACTCGGATCATCGCTCGGTAGATTGATCTGATCAGCAAATCATCCGCTCCAAGCGCCTCGTATTGGAGCCGTCCCGAACGGTATGAGGACTCCTCTCCCCGCCCTAATCATTTCCTCAGTGATCTCGATCTTCTCTCGCGCATCTCCGCCGCTAATCGGCGAACGGTCATTCATCAGCAGGTATCCGGTTCCAGAAGGCGGCCGCGTCCCTTAATTTTGGTCGCTCCATTTTGCCGCAACTGACGGAGTATTGCTTTTGACACGTCAAAATATCGTCGAAACCGGCGTCACGGGTGCATCAAAAAGCTGCTACACTCGTGCAAGGACATAGCTTAAGAAAAGCGCCCCAATAATATCTGGGATGGAAGGGCGTGTTAAATTCGTCGGTCGATCACCCGGCAATGCGGGGCCTGCTCAGCCTATGAGCCGTGGATGGGTCTGACCGAGACAATCGCAGCCCTCGCTGTCTGCTTGCTCCTGCTCGTCCTTGCAATCGTCCTCGATCGGCGGCCCTACCGGCCGGGGAAGCTCAATTACATTCCGCTGATGATCGTTTGTCTCGCGGCTTGTCTAGTGCTCGGCCGGCACTTACTGGCTTTGATCATGTAGGGAGTGCCCTGTGCCGAGGGAGTGAGGCTCAGGGGCAGAAGCGGAGGTCGTCGCGCTCGCTCTCATAGTCCTCCATTGCTTGATGAAGGACGTTGTCCGGCGGCAAGGCGCGCAGTGCTTGGGAGATTTGCTTTAGGGTCGCCTCGTCGTAAGCAACCGGTTTCGGGCATTGGCACGCTGTCGAGCGCAGGCTGCCGCAGCCAGCAACGATCGTAACCGCCGCGAGCGCCACGACCCCCGCCCCAACCTTCGATACCATAAGCCTACCCCCTTGCTCCGCTTGCACCATGATCAGAGGCCGGCTGGCGATCAAGGCGGAACCGCGCTAGAACCCTTGCCAGCGCGATCGCCTCCCGCTCTCTGCGGACCAGAAGATGCCTCTTTCGGCACTACACACTGAGTGGAACTCACTGAAAGCTTCTAGCGCCGACTAAGGCAACGGTTCTGGCAAGATTCGTGCGTTAGGTACGTGGGGTGTTCCACCACGCAGTGAGCTCTGCGACCGTGCCGGCGAACCGGCTGCGATCGCACCTGCCGATCCCCGGCACCGGCACCACAGCGGAACCCGCAAGGCCGTCGGTATGCTGCCAGAGGGTCCATTTTGACCAACCCGGCGGACAAACCGGCAATGGACCATATTCCGGCAACCACAGAGGGCATCGTGACAAGACGCCGTTAGGAAACCCCGTTCCATGCTCGTCCGGCCCATAGCGGCTGATATAAACGAGCGGCGCACGGCCGGTCGCCATGTGCAACCGCGCCGCCGCTTCGGCTGTCTGCAAGATCGTCACGGTGCGGCCGATCCCGTTCGGCTCGGCATCGAGCGCGAGTACGGGGCAGCCACCCGCGACCAGGAGAAAGTGCTCCACTTGAAGTTCCGGGGCGGAGTTGTCGAGAAAATGATAAGCCCCGACGAGCAGCCCGGCAGCCGTTGCGGTCGCCGCTCTTGAAGAGAAAGTCGCATCGATCCACTGCGAGCCCTGCGTCGCCTTCAGAATCACCGCGACAACTCCTGCCGTCCTTGCCTTTGCAAAATCGACTGGTGTCTGCCAGTGGCTTAGGTCGACGACGACATCCGACGTGACCGGCGGCAAGTAGGGCGCGCTCAATGAAATATCCCCATGACGACCTGCTTGAGTTGGGTGAACGCCGTCGCCAGAGCGACGATGGCGCCGCCGGCGTACATGAAGACGCGGAACGTGGAGCGGCCGACCTTGGTAATGTCCACCAGGTCCTCGACGTGCTCGATGACGCCCTTTTTGATCCCGTTTCCAAACAGGGCACCGTCGAGACGCTGGAGGCGATCCTCAATCTTTGTGAGCCTGACGCTGAGCGGGGCAGAGTGCGGGCAGGAGTCGCACGGCAGAACATCGCTCTCTCCGCTCATCGCCTCCTCCCGACGATCCTGATCCCGCCCGGGCCGAAACTCAGCGCCTTTGTCTCGCCGCCGATGTGCACACAACACTCGCCGGTGGTCTCGTCCGCGGTGATGATCTCGCCCGCGACATCGGTGTAATCGTCGGTGCGTACGATTTTCCAGCGGCGTTTATCTTCGGTGCTATGCCACGATTCGAGCTTCATCAGGTGGTCCCTACGAAAGTCCATGCCAGATTTGCCAGTGTTGCGTCCGGCATCGCCGGTGCGACCACGCCCAGCACGTCGCCGGCGTTGAAAGTCGTCGCCGAGCTCATCATGAACGTCGCGGTGTTGGCCGAGGCGGCAAAGACCATGGTTCCGACAGACGTGCCGTTCTTTTGAATGTTGAACGTCGCCGCTGTGGTCGCAGCTGTCGCGGCGTTGCCCCGCGTCCCGGAAAGCCCGGCGGGGAAGGTCACCGACGCGGCGAACACATAGCTCTGCAGCACGAGGTTTGCGGTCGGCTTGCCGGTATAATAGCCGCTAACGACAGTCGAGGAGGCCTGCCCGGCTCCCCTGATCAGGTAGGTATATGCCGGGACCGAGGCCAGGCTCTGCAGCCCGCCGCCGACAATGTTCATCGAGGGGAACTTCAAATAAACCGTTTGGCCGATCAGGCTATTCGGATAGGAAAACCGGCCAATAGATCCGTCCAGCCGAACGAACTGCGCCCCCGACGGATGATCTATGATTGTGCTGCCATAAGCGCCGCGATAGAGCGTCGACAGGTCATATTTATAGGCTGCGGTTAGCGTCGCTGTCTGATAGGCGAGAAGCTCTCCGCCGACATAGCACAAGGTGACCAAATTCGCGGCATCAGTGGCCGAGACCGAGGCAAGCTGACCCTGGCTTTCGGTCAGATCGACCGAGAGGGTATCGCTCGTATCGGGCGAGGAATGCGGCGGCAGATCGGCGATCAGCGTCCCCTGCTTCGCCGGAGAGGTTACCGTTCCGGTGAGGGCGTAGGAATTGCCGTCGCTCGAGATCCAGACTTGCGCGCCGCCCCAATTCGAGCCACCCGAGAGCGCGACCCAGATCTCGAGCCCGCCTGTCAGCAGGCCAGCCGGCGGCTCGAATATTATTGGCGCGTTCGCGCTGCCCGGATCCGAGCTCCAGTTGGGAACGTATCCACCACTAGACTGTTTCGGATAAATCACAGCAGTCGAATAACCGCCGAAAAAATCTTCCGCAGTGATCGAGAGCATCCCCTCATCGTCCTCCTCGACGGCGGTGACGCGCACCGTCAGCGCCGACGCGCCGAGCCGGGAGTCTGTGATCTGAACGAGATCCATCGGCTCGAGCAGGCAATACTTCCAGCCGAGTTTGAAAGTATAGGTATTACGAAACAGCAACGCGCGCTGCAGCAAAAGCTGGGCTACAATCGGGCCCACGTTCGCGGGATCGACGATCGCTCGCGCTTTAAGCGAACTGTCGCGGCGGACGCCGTACAGGTCGATCGACGCTTGATCGAAGGCCTCGACGATCGCGGTGTTGTAGCCGTTTGATCGGTCGAGACATTCCAGTTGGATCGAATTGGTGGCGTCGGCTGGAGTCGACCGTGCTATGTGGACGGGATCATCGCTGAACCCACCGGTGATCGGGCTGGCACCCGTACGCAGCGCCGGCCCGCCCGGCGTAACCCCGGAATTCGTCCCGACACTCGATTCCTGGATGATGAAATCGTCTTCACTGAGACTGTAGAAAGGCGTTGTGTTCGGCGTATAGGTGATTCCGTTTCCGGTCAAGGGCTGGTCCCCATAGGGAACGATCTTCAATAACCCGCCCGACCAGACGATCGCACTGTTAGTGATCTTGACGATGTCCGAAAGATGCTGCTGCGCTTCCTGTTGCGTGTCGAGCATCGGCGACAGCATGATCCCCAGCGCCTGGCAATATGTCGAGTAGACGGTCAGGTCGGCGAGGTTCGCGGCGGGGAAACCCGCGCCATAGCGAGAATTGGTCAGAACGTCTGAGACGATTGAAGCCGGATTGGCGTCAAGCGCATTTGTGCCGCTGAGCGACAGGACACCGTACACTTCAAACGAGAAGTTTGGGAGGGTCGCCGTGTTCCCCATCGCATAATTGTTGGCGACGACATTGGCGGTCCCGGAATAGCCGAGGGCCGTGCCCGCGTGGTTTGTTTGCCAATAAGGGTCTGGCGCCTCCCCGTCGCTGCCGAGGTAAAGCGCAGCCGGGAGCGACGACAGCGTACCGACGTTCTTGTCCCACCACACGGTTCCAATTCCGGCAATGGGTCCCTGGCACACGCCGATAATGACCGAAGCGCTGTAGTTGTACTGCTGGCCGCCACCCTTGCCGCCGCCGCCGCCCTTGCCTTTGGCGCCTTGGCGTGACGCTGGCGTCGCCTTAAAGTCCCCGTACTCGATCAAGTTTGGCGAAACGCGCGTTGTTCCATAGACGAGCGGGATTACCCCGCCGTGCTGCGAGGTCTGGAATTGCAGCGAGCCAACCGCCTTCTGCTGCTTGGCATTCGAACCGCTGCCGACGATGCCGCCCATATCAGAGATCAGAAATCACAGAGCGAATGGGTCGAAGAACCGGACCGGACGGCCGGCAAGGGGCGGCTGATCCCCATCCGCGTAAACGACGCCCGTATTGTGCCAGGCATGGATCAATCGTGGCCAGGAGAGCACGATCGCGCCATGCGCGAAGCAACGCCCGAACTTGAACACCGCGACATCGCCTCCTTCAGGCGGCCCGCCGATTTCCCGCGCGTAGCGCACGACGCCCTCCAAATATCGCTCGGCGTCGCGATGCAGATTCCAATCGGGGGGATAGAATGGTACATCAATATGCGGGGTCACGCCCGCTGCCTCATAGACTTCGGCGAGCAGCATTAGGCAATCGGTGCCGCCGCCTTTGATTCGGCCCATGTGGTGATAGGGCGTGCGCAGCCAGGTTTCGGCCTCCGCGATTACCAAGGACCTCCGATTCATACTGCCGTCTCCGGCGTCGGAATGTAGGGGAAGCCGCCAAAATGAATGGCGTTGTTGAACACGTTCGTACAGGTCGCAATTGTGCGGTCGCAGCCAGGAAGCAGCTGGAATTCGTCACCAACCACGATAGGCGAGAGAAACGCGAGCTTCACATAAATCCGGCCGCCGCCCATATTGGCGACCGTGCGGTTTGACCCGGCATTTCCCCCGGTCACGCCAATGATGGTCCCTTGGATGTAGAGGTTCGCCGGGCTCGGGCTGATGGTCGTAGCGATTTGCGCCTGAGTCGAGCCAGCCCCGGCCGAGAACGTCGCCTGCAGGCTTGATCGATTGAATTGACACATGGCGTCACCAAACACATGGGTGCAAGACGACTGCCACAGCCGGCGCGGCATCTGGATATTCAAAAGCTCTAGATGTGATCGGCATTTGATGTCGATGCCGGTGCGGCTGCAATCGATGTCGGAGATGCGACCGGCGAAGAGAATGACTGTTCCCGGGCTGGTGTCGCCGTAAGTAGGCATGAAAGCGCGTTCGAGTTGCAAGAGCGCGCCGTCGAGCTGCCCCTGCCAGGCCGCTTCCAGGAACGGTATGGCGCCAATAAGATCTGTCGTTTCTGGATAGGCCTTGATCTCGAGCTCATCGACCTGGGTGCCGGTGACGACCTTTGTCTTAGATCGTTCGAATTTTGGGCCTAGCGCGAAATAATTTCCATTGGCGGTGAGCGCCGTGGGTGCCGCTGAGTAACGCAGCACCGAACCTCCGACCAAGGTAAACGTGTAGAGATCTGCCATGATAAATTGCTCGCTGCTACCGAGCAGCGCAATCAGAGCGGGGCTGGCGGCCTTCACGGCCGCACCGAAATGAAGGTGAGCTTTTTCAACTGCCACAGCCGATACATGAAATTTTCGAAATCGTATCGGTCCTCGATAAATCGGCAGCGGAAATAATATGTGAAGTCTGCAGTGATGATCAGCCCGCCGCCAGGGGCGGTGTTGAATGTCACTAACCCGGTATTCGAATCGACACTGTAGCTCGCCGGGTTTTGGGTGATGCCGTTGAGGTAGATCGCTCCGACGGCATTCGGCGCTGTAATGGGCTCGAAAAAGCCGCCATTGGGCAGCGTTGTGCCCATTGCCCGCTGGAGCTGAAAGACGGACGTACTCGCGTTCCCGGTGCCGATTTGCTGCCCTGTGACTTGAAAGTCGCTAGGATCCTGGAATAAAAATGTGCCGAAAGCACCTTGGCAGAGCATAAAGAATCCCATTAGGCTTCTCAACTCGTCGTAGCCGGCCGTGGGATTGTCGCGCAGAAAGTCAAATACCAGCGCAAACTGCCACAGCGGGTACGGATAATCGAGCGCCCGCAATTCACGCCCAGAAGCCGCGCGCTGGATCCGGGTCTGGAAGGTCGGTGTCTTGGTGACGCTCCAGGCCAGCCCAGGCAGCGTGGGAAAAACCAGAGCCATCAGGTGGTCCGTAACGCCGAGCCGTTGCGCATAGCCTTGTTGAGAGCGGCGACCAGCAGACTGCCATTACTCTGGAAAAAGCGTTTCACATCTTGGCTGTCGATCGCCGACACATTGACGACCACTGGACTCCCGCCAGCGCCAACACCACTGCCGGCTATCATACCTTGTAGCCCTTGGCTGATATTGGCCGGCAGTATCATCTCGTTTTGGTGCACCATAGCCAGCTGATCAGAGGGCACCACCCAGCCGCCGGCGGCCGATGCGATCCCTCCCGCAGCGGCCATCACCGCTGCCTCCCCCGCGGCGGCGGGCCCAGCTGCCGCCGGGCCCATAATTGGCGCCA